GGTACAAACACACAGCCCACTTCCTTAAAGCCCGATACCGGGCAATTATGAAGGTTTTTATTTCCCAGAAAACCGCCGTTTCTTTGCCAGGGTCCCAAACCCCCATTTCTTCATTTTTTCTCCAATGTTTCGTCATCTTCTAACTCCATTTTGTCAATTGTCCAATTACATTGCTGTATTGCACCTTGAATTTGTCCAACACTTGACTCCATGTTTCTAATTGCATCTCTACCTTGATTAATTTTATTAACAAGATCGGTCATTTGTTTTTCTAATTCTTTTTTTCTTTCTAATATTTTTTCTTTCCACTTAAATACTTTCATTTTTTACTCCTTTTGCAGAACACTTTGCACCACACAAAAATGTTACTTGATACTTTTGTTTTGGATAAAACTTTTTATCTATCCAATACAACAATTCTGTAAACCAGTTGCCACACACAGAGCATTTAAACTCAGGGCCTGGGCGCGAGGAGTTCGGATCATACTCCACAAAGACCTTCGCATTCGTCTGCAAATTCTTCGTCAAATGTTTCACCAAATAAACTAGCCTGTGCTTTTGGCTCCAAGAAATTTATTTCACCAAGCGGCTTGGCCGACTTGTGCAAATACAACTTAGCTTCAGAATTCTTTAATCCATTTCTAATTAAATTATCCACCTCTACAGCATCTGCAAAGTCTTCTGGATAATTCTTTTGCATATTTTTCCATTGATCGTTGTGATGATAAGGACACCCAATGCATGATGATTTACCAGGCATAGGGTGCTTTTTGATATCACGATACCACTGAAGACAATCCATACGAGACATCTTCATTTCTATCAAAGGCCAACGTGATGTCAACCATGGTAGCCTAGCGTTTTTCATACGCATAGCTTCATCTGTAGATATACCTATCCATTGTTCTACAATTACATCTTTAGGCACTCTATGTCTTGGCTTTACACCAAGTAATTCTCTAATCTTTTTTTGTATAGGAATAACTTTATAGTCATGTGTACACTGACGATAAAGCATCCCTACACGTCCACCTTTTCGTGCAGCAAACAGTGGTGGGTTTGGTACACGTCCAGCAAATGACTTCTCCTCTTCTCTAGACCCTGGTTCTGGGTTCGCTGCTTTGATAAGGTCTTCTCTGATGTTTCCTCTCTCTACAGTAATCAGCGGACAAATAGTTATTGCTTTTTTAAGGTATTCTACATGCTCATACACAAACTTGGGTTCCCACCCAGTATCAGCAAATATCATGTAATCTGGTTTATGTTTTGTTAATCCTTCTTGTGCCATCAATGCCAAGCATGATGATTGCACACCAGCTCCCAATGACAATATACGCATGGTAGGCTCACGTTGTTCACCTTTACCTTCTGTGCTGTCGTATTCTGCACGGTTACCATTCTTCAATAAATTGGTTGTTTTAAAATATTTTGGTTCTACTGTAGCTGCAACTGCAGCCATGTTATTTAATTTCTTTTGATCAACTTTTGTAGACATTTGTTCAAGAACTTTTCTTCTTTCAAATTCCATTTGTTCTGCGTTAATTGCAAAATTACTTTTGACATTACCAGTCCTGGCTTTGCCCTGTTCTCGGTACCCGGGTTTTTTAGTCTCTGTCATAGGCCTCTAGTTCGTTAATTGTTCTGATGATTTTTTGCGTATAATATACATCTTCCGCATATATTGCAAGTGTCATTGCTAACCTCTCTAGGTCAACTATCTTATTGAAATACTGTGATATTCGTTCCTCTCTAAATGTAGAATAATGATGGTTATTGTTTAGTAATTGAATATAATAATCTATGGATTCGCACTTTGTCTCAAAGATCCTAAGCCCCCACGTCGCATTAGGATTATTTAGCGGCTTTAGTTGATCATCAGTTGGGTCGAATGTGCGGATTCCAAGGAGGTTGTTACCCTCACGTGCAAACCTAGATTTACCCCAGTTTGATTCATGTATAGCTTGTGCCAATATTAAATTGACTGGCACTCTTTCATGCTCCTCGTACAAAGCATTTAGATGTAAAGCACATGCACGTACGTCCTCTACAAATTCGTCGTTGTTTGTGTAATCCATCACTGGATTAAACGACATACAAATCATCAATGTTACGCAAAGCCAATTCATCCGCCCCAACTTTCGCCAAGATCTACATCTACTTTTGATGGCACTTCTAATTCTACACAAGTTTCCATAACTTCTTTTATCTCTTTTGCTTTCTTCTCATCCTGCACAGAGCAATCAAGCTCATCGTGTACCTGTATTAATGGTATGACACCTAGTTCCTCATACACATTAACCATGGCTTTCTTTGTTTGATCAGCAGCAGAACCCTGTATCAACCTGTTCAACGCTTTGTATGTGCCATATCTTTTTATAGCATCACCATACTCCACCTTTGCTTGATTCAAGGGTAGCGGCTTATGTACACCCCACGATGTAGGCTCCCATAAATCAAATCTACATTTACGACCAAGTAATGTGCGAATGATACCTTTTGAGTTAGCACGATTCATCACCGCTTCTAACATACCTTGCATAAAAGGAACTTTACCACGGAAGTCTTTAAGCATTTCTTTTGCTTCTTGTGGTTCCAAATCCAACTCACGTGCAAGTTTATTGTAGCCCATACCATACATAACACCCAGACCAATTGTTTTTGCTAATCTTCTGTCCACTCCTGCCATGTCTGCTGTTTGTTGATGAAAGTCTAAATCTTTCTTTTGGTATGCTTCTTTCACATCATGTGCACCTGGTTGGTCCACGAGGCACGCCCAATGAGTCAATAGTCTTGGTTCTTGTTGCGAGTAATCTGCCTTGAGCCAATATTCACCCATCTCAGGAATGAATAACTTCCTAACGTCTTTCGCAAACTGACCACGGCTGGGTACCTGCTGTAAGTTAGGGTGATTATAAGAAAAACGACCAGACACAGTACCACCAGTGTCAGACCTAATTTGATTAATATGTGCATGTATTCTGCCCTCCTGTGTATAATTCATCAATCCATGTAAAAATGTGCCACGTAATTTATTTAGTTCACGTGCTTGCATAATTAATCTTGGTAATTCATGCGGATGATCTGTTAAAAACATTTTTGTAAATGATGGCGAATTTGTTTTATCTGTTCTTTCATAAGGTAAATTCATGGCATCAAATGCTTTCGCAATAGAAGCTGCTGCCCATATTTCTATGTTGAGCCCTGTTAAATCTTTAACACGTTTCATCAATTTTTTTTCTTTATTTCTAAATCTATCATTTAATGTTAAACATTTATCAACATCAAATCTAACACCACGACGTGTCATATGAAATATAACGTTAATTAATTTACACTCTACATCGTATACAGTTGTAAGATTATCTTTTACAATTTCCCAAGATAACTTTTCATGTAGCTTGTATGTAAGATCTGCATCAGCCTCTGCATACTCACCAACAAACATTGCTGGTAATTTATACATTTCTGACTTTGGATCCACACCAAATGCTTCTGCTGCTTCTCTTAATTTCTGTTCGTTTTTAAACTCACCTAAATATTCATGTACTATACTATTTAAAGTATATGAATATCTATTCTCATCTATTAAAGCTGCTGCTACCATAGTGTCATGTATTCTACCTTTAACTTCTACATCAAGTGTCCATAACCAACCTATGTCATATTGTGCGTTATGAAATATTTTTTCTATTGAATCATCTTCACAAATAGATTTTATATATTTTATAACTTTCTTCTCATCCATGTTACCACCACCATCGTGTGCGATGGGATAATAAGCTTTAAATGATGCAGTAGCCATAGCTATACCAATCACCTTACCTTTCTTAGTTGGCCACCCTGGACCATGTTTAATTAAATCTGGATCACAAGTTTCTAAGTCAATCGCTACGCGTCCCTCTATACGAGGGAACTCCGTAGGTGCGACCCATTGTGATGTAACTGTCTTAAAAAGATCCTGAGTCACTAATTTCTCCTGCTATTGCTGCATAACCTGCCATATCAACAAAGTTATCAATGTTAATTTTCTCACCTTGTGTATGCCTAGATATTTTTAACAATATCATCATGATAGCCACATCATCAGCTGTGATATTAGCCATTGGTCTTAATTTCTTATCAAGAAATATATTCCAAAACTCTGCTATCTCTGCATGATTACTAAATGCATCACCATGTGATTTATTTCTATCATTAGAAACAAGGTCACTAGCCTTTGCTAGTATTTCTTCTTTCGTCATGCTCCTGTTAATAGGAGCTATGCCAGTACTAAAACTCATATTATGAATCCTCCTTCTCTTTGTGGCTGTACTATATGTAGGGTTTCTCTGGCACGTGTTGCTCCTACATAAAACACACGGCATTCGTCATCCGAATCTCTTTCCATAGCTTCTTGTGACTTTCTGGATAAGTCTGTAAGGAGCATCACATTATCTGCTTCACCTCCTTTAGCACCATGTATAGTGCTAATATTTATTTTAGGTGTTTTTGATATTGTGCCTCTTACCTCTATGGCTCTTAAATATTCTTTATCTCTATTTCCTACTTTGTCAAAAGCTACATCCCATGGTCTGCCTCCCATTAACAAACCGTGGTGCATAACTAATTCTTCTAACTCATATTGTTCTTTGTCAGCCATCTTAAGATTTTTATGTCCTCTTTCTATTCCTATTTGACTAGACATATAAGAATAAATATCTTTTATATCTACAAGTGGTACAATTTCACCACCATTTAATTTTTTCCATGCCTCTACTGCATTCAAAAGTTTAGCTGATATGGGTAATTTATTATTTCTTTTGTATAGCATACCTTGTAATCGTATATCTCTTTCTATCTCATCTAACATATAATTTGTTCTAGCCATAACTAACCAACTACCATCATCACGTAAGTTAACACTCTCTGGGTAACTGTGATACACAGCTAATCCATTTCTATCAGTGCCTTTCCATTGCTTATGTCTTCTAAATTTTACCCTATTTATTATTCTACCTGATAAATTTTGTATAACTTTAGAGCATCTAAAAGATTGTTTTAATATTTCTACTTGACCAGGTAACCTAATAAAATGCTCAACATCAGCTCCTGCCCAGTTATATATGGCTTGATCATCATCACCACTTATGTAAACTTTTCTTGCATTTTGTGTTATTTTGTCTATCATTCGCCATTGTAATTTACATAAATCTTGTGCTTCATCTACAAATACCACTTCTAATTTTGGCACTGGACCAGAATCTAAATACAACTCAATCATATCTGTAAAATCAAATATTTCTTTTTTCTTTTTAAATTCTTCTAACGATCTTTGCGCGCGTAATAATGAGTGCCAAGATATATCTTGTAAATTAGATTCATTATAATGATGCTCTAATTCCATACACTTCATACGTGCTAGATTTATTTCATTAATTAAAATATTGTCTGTTGTTACTACACCACCAGACTCTGCACCATCAGCAACAGATCCTAAATCCATACCAAATGTTTGTGCAAATTCTTTATAATTATCACGTGACATAACCTCTGACTTTGTTAATCCTAATTGATGAAAAGCAAAAGAATGTAACGTTCTAAAATATGGTAAATGTTGTTCTTCTAAATTAAACTTTTTCATTGCCCGGTCACGAGCCTCGGTTGCCGCTTTCTTGGTAAATGCTACAAAAGCTATGCGATCAGGTGGTGTACCCTTGGCTAATTCTTCTTCTACTAAATTTAATAAATTATGTGTCTTACCTGTGCCTGGTGGTCCAAGTATTATTTTAGTTTTAGAATGGTGCACCATCAACCTCCTTTATATCAAACGCAGAATCTTGTTGTTGATATGCAGGCACACCCCACACTCTTACTGTTCTACCTTTTAAATTATATTTCTCACTCTTACCTTTTAAATGTCTTAACGCTTGCACTAATTGACCTGTGTTAAAATAAGTAAACTTGTTACGTGTGAGGTAGTCTTGTAAATCTTTTAATCTAAACCAAGTAACACCATCTTCTGTCCAAGGTTTACGTAATAATAATTCATCTCGATTTAGAGCCTGGGCACGATCAGTACAAAACTCCTGGAGGTGAGCTTCAAACTGACCGGCCAATGACCCATCATCAGACACAGGAATAGTATTTAGATTGACCATAAGTCTCTCAATATTCTCCTGCCATACTGACTGTTTTACTAAAGGAGGCATGTGATTCAAAATATTCATACATTTCTTTTGAAACTTAGTTTGTATTTGTAGCTCCTCTGTTTGTAATTCCATACGTGCATCACCAACATCTAAAAACCATACTGGTGGGTCTGTTTCTAATTTAGTTAATGCACTAAACTCTAATGATGATCCATTACCACCTATACCGTATTTTCTACCGCTACATACTTTAGCATTGCAGTAAGAATTTATTGGTGGTTCTTTACATCTATAACTGTAATCTTTTTTCTCTAATTGTTTTTGAACTGTGACAACTTCTGATGCTGATAAAGGTGGTGTCATATAATCTTGATTGTATTTTTCTAATAATGTTTTCCAATTGTCTGGATCAAATTTACGTAGATATACACCTATGTTAAATAATCCATTGTTGCGTGTGCCTTCTGGAAATCCTTGTGTACATAATTGTTGTAAACAAGGTGGACCATCCTTTATGAC